AGATACTACACAACCAAGTTCAAGAAGATGTTCCCTAAGCTGAAGCCTAAAGTTAACAGTTTGAGCGATTACTTAGACGCATCTGAAATCCTAATCGGATCATTCAAAGGTTATATCTCAGTGAATCAGCACCTAAAGTACTTCATCACCCAAATGATTTGCGCCAAACTATCAGAACAATTTATGGTGGATTCCAAAATGCAAGAAAGCTTAAAGCTTGCTGTAGTTGCTTTCGTATTTCTGGAAATCATCACTCCAGATGGCTAAATGTTTTGACCTGATATCTTCATTCCCAAAATAGCTTTCACTCATTTTAAGAACCCTTGAGGTAAGGTTTCCAAGCCCGTTTGCAAGATCGGCATTATAAACTTCATGGAACCGTTCATAAGTTATCTCACCGTCTTCAAAAGAAGGGGCATATCTCATTAGATAATAACGCAACGCGTCTTTACCATACTCACTTAGGAGCTTAATAGGATCAACAACATTCCCAATAGTTTTCTCTTTGCCTTCAAGAACCTGATTCCATTGACGCCATCTAAAACTAGCCTCAGAGAAATCAACAGGTAAGCTGTCTTTAAGCTCCGTCATCATGTGATCTAGAACCTTAGCGGCTCTAGGATTACGTCTACCCATTCTACTTAAATTTAGTGACGCTGTAATCCATTCTTTATTGGTAGTAGGTTCACCTTCTGCTGCTTGGGCTATTAAATCACCAAAGGACTTTACTTTTTCTTTGGAGGTTTTGGCACCCGACTTAGTTACGGTTTCGCTTGTTGTTCTAAGAAGTCTTCCTTTATCATCGACTAAATTACTTTCAACTTCCCGACCAAGTTTGTTAGCAACTATATTCGTATCAAGAGTCTTTATCTTACTAGCGTTCTTAGTAAACGTCTCTGTAGTCTTAGACTTAGTCGTAATAACATCAGCTTCTTCAGCTAGTTCTCTACCAATAGGCATACTCAATATCTGATTACGCACGCCTTCTTGACCTTCTTCAAGCAAGGAATTCTGTACGGCTTCAACAGCTCTTTGAGCATTAGCTGACTCCATAGTTTCTTTAGCTACGTCGGATGACAAGGTCTTCTCAATATTCTTCCAAGGTTCTCTAGCCCAGTCTTTATACTGTGCATCAAAGGCAGCATCGACTTTAAGAATATAATCCCTAGCTGCTTCTCTAGGTGCTTTCATAGTTACCGTATCAACATCAAAACCTTCTTTAATAGCATCTAAACCTACTATAACTTTACAGGGTCTTTCTGGCCATTTGTTCTTCATGAAATTATGAATAATGCCCTGTGTGTTATCTGTTGTCTTTGGGTCTATAGCGATAATGACTTCATCAACATTTGGCACAGACAGTTCCAGATTATTTAAAATCTCTGCCTCTGCATTGTAGGCAATCATACATAATGACACCGTTTGACGTGGCGCGAGTTGAGTTATCTTACGCTTATAATCTATATCACGGCTCGGTTCTTTGGGCTTGTCAAACATCCAGATATAAGAGCCTAATGATTCATTACAAGCTACTACCATGACATTGAACATAGGGTGATGACTAAAAGCCTCATGTAGGTCGGCACGCTCAAAATGATGCACATGCGCACGCCACGGCCATTCTTTTTTGTAACCCATTGCTTCCCATGGCCCGTATGGAGTAGTTGCAAAGAAAGCACCATCCTCTTTTAAGTAAACACTTAAACCATCCACCAATCGTTTATAGTCACCCACATGCTCAACAACTTCTGCTGCCAGTAAACCGTCTAATGTAGATGGCTCGATATATTGCGCTGCTTCTCCCTCAAGCTTTCCATCAATTCCGATTCTTCCTTGGTAAAATCTGAGGTTGGGCAAACCTTCTTCTTCTGCCCATATTTTTGCTGTAGTAATGTTAGACGTATTAATATCGACTCCGATAAAGTTAATCCGGGGATATCTTTTTGCCATAGCAACTGTATAGTGCCCATGAGCACAACCATAGTCCATGAAAGTGCCTTCATCGATTCTATCACCAACCAAATCGGAAACGACAATAAAACGATGCTGGTCAGAAACATCTTCACGGCCATTGTTTTTATTGTGTCCTTGATATCCATACTCTATCCCCTTTTCTGCTTCATGTTCGTAGTATTTGTCGTAGTGTTCATCCCATGGTTCAGGCTTTGACGCAAACTCGTAACATTCGTTAAACTCTCTTAGCTTAGCCTGGAATATTGGATCACTTATGTATGCATCTCCTGGTGCCATTTCATTGATATAATACTCATAAGCGTATATATCAGATGTTTCGATTAGATGATTGGCAACTGTGCCGGGATTAGACATATTTTCTGTAAATACATCACTTACATGATTTAATAGTCGCTGTGCTGAGTGCTTCCATTCGTATTTTTTAGCGGCTTTTAATTGTTGCGCTTTTAAAGTAGCACCCCATACATCACTACGACATACTATTCTATCAATAAATGCATCTATATCAACCTCACCATCTTTTAACGGTATTAGAACTGACCCTGAATCTTTGCATGTTTCAGGTAACGCTGCAAAATGTGAACTAATGAAGGGCAGTCCTGCCGCCATACACTCCATTGCTGTAATACAGGACACTTCTTCAAAGTCAGTCGGGTATACCATTGCATTACACTGTCGCATGGTATCTGCAAGCTCTTGTTTATTTAAAGTACCTAAGTTTGTGCAGTTCGGCAGTTCTTCTATACGACTCCATAACATTCTGTAGTACGGCATAATATGTTTAGGCGCATTGTTGTACATCGTAACGTACAAGTGGCAGTTGGGATTGATATTTAGTAAACGCTCCATGATGCCGTCTGGCTTGACCAGATTCTCTAATCCACGCTCAGGGCGCGAGGAGTAAAGTAGTCTAGGCCCGATAGACTGATTAAGCATTTTAAATGGTTTTTCAGAGCGTTCTACATCACCTTCAAATAAACTTAAATCAACACCATTTTTAATATTAACAATGATATCCGGGTCAATGTTCCATACACTTGCTAATTGTTCTTTGTGAAACTCTGACACACATAATACACCGTCGATATTAGACAGGCCTGATTCTACTTGTGGCGCGTTACGGATTAATCCTAAATCGTGTACCCACCAAAGATTGATTTTAGACGCCCATTTAAAATTAAACGCCTGAGTATGACGCTGGATAATTAAAACATCTGTAGGGGTTTGACTTGCGTAGTAATGAAAATCTTCACCTAATGGAAAATCTCTTGTAACATTACCCATCCAATGATATCGAACATCTTCATGTACGCACCCTTCTTTTTCATTTGTGAACACAGTAACTTTGTGTCCTTGGGCAGCAAGTTCACGTGCTACATAATACGCAGCTGATTCACTACCACCTATCGAAAGTTCATTGAACTTTTCACCGTTAAAAGGTAATCCACCGCAGTGCAGGGTTATAAACATTATAATAGACTCCTAATTTTGGCCGCGTTCTTGACGTTTACGTTGTACATGTTCGTGAGTGTTATTTGATTGCTTCTCACGAACTTTGCTCAATTCTTTTTTACGGTTACTGTCATTACTTCTTGGTGTCAGGGCCATCGTCTTTCGCTCCTTTTACTTTTTCGCCTTTTTCTACTGCACGCTGATCTGCAATTATACGTTTCAGCTCTTCTTCTTTCTTTGGGTCATTACTATGAGGTACTAACATTTTATCACTCCTCTAAGTTAAAAAGATTGAGAATACCCGGACACACATGGCATTTATGTTAGGGGGAGGGTTAACGTAACACCGCCCGGATATTCTCAAAACACGACAAATTATGTAGAACTGCCTACCGCAGTGATAAGAAAACCGTAACTTGCGCCAACGATCTTTTCATCCTGATAGTAACCAACTTCCACTTCTTCTGCTTTCGTCTTAGTATCAAACGCATGGCGCTCTGCCTGCATATTAGGAATGCCTGGCAGTGACCAACGAAACGAATACATAAACGATGGGGTATCTCGTGATGGTGTTGTAGGTGCGTAATAAACTAACACCTTGTCATCCAACACTTGAGACAGAGATTCTGCTTGACTCTCATTAGCCGTGTTTTTGTAGGTGCGACTAACATTAATGCTCTCAACTTCAAGCAAATCTGCCAAATTAGAGATAGACGCATAACCACCACCGTTGTTTGTACCAAAAATAAGGTTACGAATAGTTGTATTACGTCTTGCCCAACGCCATGCTTTTTCACCAAACAAAATACGATTAGGACGCATACCGTTTGAATCATACACGTTATCAATGCCTGTTAACATGTCCGTTAACGGGTCTGAATTTGTGTAGTCACTCCATGCGGACGATACCGCAGAACTGGAACCAACATTAGAAGTATTACCTACCAATGTAGCCAAACGGTTTTCCCAACCAAGCATTAACTTGCCTGTTACGTAACGCGCACCATCGTTGTACAACTCTTGTGCATATATAGGGTCTGCATTCTCACGGTCTTCAATAGTGACCTGAGATTTTAGTGCATAGTTATCTGCGAAATACGTCAAGCTTGAGACACTGCGCTCGATGATATTGGCTTCTTTACCGGGCGAGCGTTTATCATCTTCCACTCGATAAATCTCTCCACGGTCAAACGTTGCAATACGGTTAGACTGTTTTGTCACAGGGACAATAGGCGCAACCATATCTGCTACCATACCATCAGGGCGATAGTTGAGTGCTACATTGGATAGAGGTACATCTACATGCGTATCGTATCCAGTAGCACCAAAATTTATCTTTTTACTCATGTGCTACTCCTTAAAGTGAATTAAATGTTGTTGCGGCATTTGCACAATCAACTATCGCTGAGAATGTATCACCAGAATTGACGGTATCACGTGATATACCTACCGCAGCACCGTCACCTGAAGCAACTGCAAAAGCAACACCACCAGTACCGGCTTTAAATCTGGCACCTTTAGTAATTGCTCCACCTGCTTTGACTTTTGTCATACCTGAAACGGCTAGTGATGCATGCTGTCCTGACAATGGCTTATTCTGTAATACACCATGTGCCAAGTCATTCTCAATTGCTAATGAACCATTTACGGTACAGAATTTATACTGATGTGAAGAAAGGTCTAACCCTGCAACAACAGTATCTATGATTACTTTACCTTTAACTGCCATTTTCTCTCTCCTTAATGAACTTTATCAACAATGTGCTCTTTAGCAAGCTCATTGTTTTCACGCATAGCTTGAAATAAAGCAACATCATATTTTAGTTCAGGGTTATTGCCCATCTTGACTTTAGCGAGACGGTCAAGCTCTTCACCAGCATCTTCATGAACACGCGTATCATCTTTCATGCCGCTGCCACCTTTACCTTGTTGTGAGAAATCTACTTTCTTTTCTGTGTCGATAAGGGCTTTAACATCGTCAAGAACAATATCAACAACATACTTATCATCATCTACACGCAAAAGCTTTGAGAATTTCTCACGTTGACCGGGTAGAATATGCTTATTAGTCACAGCATCTTCTAATACTTTCGTAACAGCTTCACGAGCAAACTTGATTTTATCAGCTTGCTCTTTAACTGCACGCTCTTCGCTTTCTTTAGCAAATTTCTGAATTTCAGCATCTTTGGCGGCAAGCGCAGCAGCATTAGCAGCCGCATCATTAGCCATCTTCAGCTTCAATTCAGACAATTCTTTTTCTGAGTCAGACATTTTACTGTCTCCTTTATCGTCGATTGAAAATGATACTACTTTGTCAGCAACAAGCTCACTTGAAAAGTTATGTGCTTCAAAAGCTTCAACTTTAGCGAACTGCTCACTGGACATATACGCTTGCAAATCTGCTAACGTGTTGACTGCTGGGATATCTGCACCAAGCAAGGCGACTGCTGTAAGTACATACTTATAGCGTTTGTCTTTATGCTCGACACCTATTCCCAACTCAATAGAAACATTTTTATATAGTTTCTTTTGGAAAGCCTTATAGACAATTTCAGGTACATCAATTAACGTACCTATTAATTTTGGTTTTTCATCTTTCTTACTGGGTGCTATTCTTAATTTGTCTACCCAGCCTATAGCAGGAAGACCATCTGTTATTAATTGTTCTTCATTGTGGCCCATCTTTAATGCTACGTCTTGTACTTCTCTTAAAGCATTAAAATTTTCAACTAATTCATGTAAATCTGCTTCTGAAAATCTGTAGCCGTTCCATTTACCTGCTGCAAACAACTCCACGTCCATCGTATACGTTTTAGGTTCACTGCTCATTAGTTACTACCTCACGATTAAATTTCCTTGGTACATCCAGCGAGCAATCTTTGCATAGGCTTATTGGTTTGACACGATGTGTCCCCGGTTCTTCTCTTACATGGCCTATAATACCCTGGCCTTCTGCATCCCAACAACAGGTATTAATTGACCCATCTGCCAGAACTGCACCCCATCCCTGGTTCAGATATTGGCACTCACTACGCTCCATCGTAGCTGGCCACTCAACTGTTCCTGCCCAATTTGTCGAAGAAGTGACAAACTGGTCATTTACATACTTCAATATATCAAATTTTCTCGCTATTTCAATAGCTTTACCTGCTATTTCGGGTCTGTGCAGGCTAATCATCAGCTTCAAGCCTACTTCAGAGAAGCATTTGGCCATTTCTTCTGTTAAAAGTAGTCCATTAGTGCTCAGATAGATATCCATTCCCGGAAAGTTGTACCTGAGTATATAGGCCATATTGATGATTTCAGGGTGCATCAAACCCTCACCTACACCTGTCATTGATATTTCAGTCTGCTTGCCTCGCTGGTAATAGTACTCGATATGCTTCAATAATTTGGAGAATATCTCGGTCGTCATATCTTTCTTGGTGCGTTGCATAGTAGGGTGAGGGCAATAGCTACAGGCCATATTACACCTTGAGGTCGGTTCAAATTGATGTATTCTAGTTAGCTTCACAGCCTCCATTACAATGTTTCCTTTAACAATGGCATTCCAACATCCTGGTCACATGTATGGCAAAGTGAATATGGCTTACAAGATAACTCGTTTAAATCATCTTGTAATATATGACCCATTACTCCGACACCGCTTCCATCTATGCAGCATTGTGTGATATTACCATCTGCCATCGCCATTACTTTTCCACCTTTAACCCAAAAGCATTGACGTTTTTTGACAGACACATGCCAGTTTACTTGTCCTGCCCAATTCATCGCCGCAATAGATGCATCATTACTGACACCTGCCAATAGGTTATATTTTTTTAATATCTCAACCGCTGGCCCGGCTTTTTCAGGTCTATGCAGTGATACCCATATCCAGGGGTCAAAGGGTGCTATTGCTTTCGCCATTTCATCTGTTATCAGCAAACCATTTGTTGCTAATACAAGTTTGCAGTTAGCACCTACCGCTTGTTTAGCCAGTGCTACATACTCTATAAAATCAGGATGCATGGTTGATTCACCGATACCTGCCAAGTTCAGTTCTGACTGACCATATTTAGCCACAAAATACTTGGCCCAATATAAACATTTTTTAAATGTCTCATAGTCCATATCAACTTTCGGTCTAATCATTTTTGGGTGCGCGCAATACCTACAGCGTAAATTACATCTGGATGTTATCTCAATTTGATGTAAGGATTTTATCCTAAACATTTAAACGACTCCTTTTACTGATTAAAACTTTCCATACCTTATCGCATGTTTTACATAATGCGACCATGTTGCTAAAATCATCCTCACTTGTGCCTATATAAACTATATGACGACTACCACACGAACATGCTCTATCTGGTGTGAGTATCAACCACCTTTTAAATATTTCTCTATCTTTTATATTGTATTCCATTATTCTTTAGGGTCATAGGCTAGTATAGATTTTACAATTAAAGCTGTTCCTGCATTGTTGTTTTTGAATCTATATACATACCTGTTATCAGCTTTTAGTACCCACTCTGTAATCGCACTGGATGCTTGGCCACTTATTGATTTAATGGGGCCACCTGTCGCTGCTACAATAGCACCAGAATCTATTTGTTCACCTGCACTGTTAATGTCAAAGAAAGGCGACGTATAGCTACTGCATGGTGCTATATTTGCTGAATCCCTTCTACAATTTTTCAATGATAATGCGGTGCCTAAGCTATTAACATTTACAAACGGATTTTCATATAAATAACCTTCACATGGGCCTACATCTGCTTCATATCTGATAGTTCTTAAATGCATTTCTTGTCCACTACTTACTGTTAGTAAAAATGAATCAACCGAACCGGCAGCAAGTGATGTTATATCTGAGTAATAAAACACTCTACCTGCATGCGCGCGCTCATGCTCCACACTAATGTTTTTCAGTGCATTGTAAGAACCCCTTACATTTTGTTCACCATTTTTAAATGCATTCCATACTCTAAGTAGCGCACCTTGCGTAGACATTATTTAAACCCCGCTGGCAATTCGACTTCGCGTGATTCATGCTCTATCTGAACATCTGTATCTAGCACAGTGACAGGTACTAAAATAGAACGGCAATTGAAATGATTAGGCGGTCTTAACGTATTCCATTCATTCGAGTTTAACGGCAACACCATATCATCCAATGTTCTACAAATCTCTGTCGTAGCATTGTCAAGTATGGCGCTGTACTGCTGCGCAGTAACAAACCCGCCTAGTTCAGGGTCACTGAAATAGTTAAAGCGTGCCTCATTGATAGCAGAAAACGTGTTAGTTCTTATAATTGTATTTAGTCTGGACGCTGTTGCGTTTAATCGAGCCTGTGGGTCAGTGATACGTTTGATAATATCAGGAAACGCTTCTGACGCGACCGCTTCTAAATCTTCCACAGTTACATAACCACCTTCAGCCAATGATTCATATATGTTTTGTCTGACTACGTTTTCATGTTGGCCTAACTTAATACCATTAACAATACTTTGCTGTATTACTGCCATAGCGTCCTGGGTCAACTTACCAGATGCCAGTAATGATTGTGATTCTAACCACTCGACTGCTAAATCGCCTAACGCTGTAAATTTGAGAAACTGCTCACGAGTGAATAAGCTTTTCTTTTTAGCTTTATCCAATTCCATACGGCCATTATCCACACCTACCGACCAGCCTTCTCGCATGGCTTTTCTAATAGCTTTGCGCACACCTTCTCTATACTTGTTAGATACTTTTATTTTAGATACAGCCTTTGGCTTAGATAACAATTCATTATTAACTTGTAGTACAGCTTCATTTGCGAGTTTTATCATGGCCGCACTTAAATCATTCACACCTTGCCACTGTATTACTTCACTGCGTCTGTCTATAGATGCAAAGTCTACACGCCGCTGCGCTAGACTGAATGCTTGTATTAACTCCTTTGCACTATAATCTATATTGATAGTCTTATCACCGATAATCGTCATATCTTCATCACCGGGTTTAGTAACATCGTCACCCGTTGTTTTGTCGGGGCTAGGCTCATCCGAATCAGGATTATTGCCTATGATATCGGGTACAGGCTGAGGTACATTAATAGGTTCATCATCTTCTGTGCGTTGCGGCACTTTGAGCAAGTCACG